ATACACTTTTGCTAAACGTTTGTTCTGCTTAATCTTTACAAACTTCTCGTAGAGAAGAAAAGTACAGGCAGCGTCCATGCCAGCGTATAGTTTCATTACATCAAAGGGGATATCACCCCAGTTAAAATCGTTTTTGAGAATACCATGTTGCTTACGATAATTATCAATCCACTCGTACATTGGCTTCTCATAGTCCCCGTACTTGGTGTACTTCATAGACAGCTGCTTTAGACCATGAGTACCAGGGTTCTCATCAATCAAGTAGTGCAGAAGCATCGTATCTTCAAAGCTAGGGAAAGTAAAATTGAAGTGGTACTCGAAAAATGCCATATCGAATTTGGCATTATGGAATACTACTGTTTTCTTATTAAATAACTCTTGCAATAAGCGCTCTGTCTCTTCGTCAAAGCATTCTGTATCTATGTATGCACCCCTATCAGCTTCATAACTAAGACTAATGCCAAGCATATGGCCGTCACGTGGATAAAGTCCGGTTGTCTCCGAGTCAAGAGCAACGTAAGGAAGAGGGGCGTCAATAGCAGCACGTATAAAAGTATTGGCTTCCTCTGTATCTTGTATGCCCCACGCATTATATTCGGTAATTACTACGTCTTGTTTGTCGCCAGTAATGTACTCTATAATACTTTGCTTGGAGTCGTCCCATGTGCGCTGTGCTTCAGGCTTAAATGCGAGCATGGCGGGATTGATGACAGGCAGAAACTTCTCTTCGACTTTCTTGCCCGAGTACTCTGTAACAGAATTCACAGAGGTAAAGTACTTGAGTGCATCACTGCCGACTAGAATAAGCCAGTCGTAAGCATCTACATCAATCTCGATGTCGCAGTCTCGTTTTAGTACTTTTTTAAGGTATGGATCGGAGCAAAGCTGATACTGATCAAACTCGAACTCGTCATCAAACTCTTTCTTGAAATTTGTTTTACTTGGTTTAGTTTCTACTAATGCAACTTTAGGCATATAATTTACTCTTTAGTGTTTGTACTGATTTTAAAGGTAGCGCACCTGGATCTGTATCCTTGAGTGCTACATTTCTTGATAGCAGGCCTACTCGCTCTGCCATTTCTTTTACTTCTTTTGCAGCGTTCTGGCCTGCATCGTCTCCATCGAAGAAGATAATTACTTCCTCTACACCCTGTATAGAAAGCATACGTAATTTATCTTCATTTATATTTTTTGTCCCAAAGCAACAGACTGCATTATCTAGTCCTTTATCGTGCAGATTGATCATGTCGTAAATACCTTCTACCAATACGACAGAACCTTGTATAGGATCTACTGAAGGATATAAAGGCATCTTCGCACCCGCTGGCGAGATCATATATTTTGGTGTGCCGCCAGTAGTATGACGACCATTAAATGCTACAATTCGACCTGATATATCTCGTACTGGAAATACAATACGACCAATATGATCAGGGTCATGATGTTGAAAAGCTTCAAACTTTTTGTATGTCTCAGGTTTGATCTCTCTCCAACTACCCGTGTAGGGTATAATATTTTTGGGGAAAGACAAACCAACCGACTCAGACCTCTTCTCTCTAATTTTCTTTTTTAGTAATTCTCGTCTTAGTTGTAGTTGGTTTGCTTTCTCACCAAAATGGGTAAAAATGTTTCCTTTATAGCCACAGGAAAAACACTGGAATACTCCCGTGATCTTATCAATCCGCATACTAGGATTTCTATCATCGTGCTCTGGGTTGAGACAACGAACGATAGCATCTGCGCCTTTGGGTATAAAATAAACATCTTTTGATGTTAGTAGTTCTTCTACTGTCAACGTCCGATATCCTTAACATTGTCTCTACTAATTACTTGGTATGCACCCTTGTTGTATGCAGGTGCAATCGTATACTTACTATCTAGCTTTGGTTTTTCTACTAATTCTGTATTGTGTCCGCCCTGATCGTAAGATTTGTACTCAGGAGTTTCTCTACGATAGGTGGTAGTCTCTTGTAGTGGCTGAAATTTAGGCGTGTAACGCTTAGACTTAGGTAAAGGCTTTCGCTTTCTACCTGAGCTAGTGTGTCGTAAACTGCCGAATGTAAGTGCCATATGCTTTACCCCTTTTAAGTATCCGTATATTATACGCAAAAGAAGATAAAAAGTCAAGAAATATTTTTAAAGATCATCAATATCTTCGCCAGTCTTGTGCGAGGAATCATCTTTCTCTTTAGGAGTCATTGCAGTCTCTGGGCCAATCTTTAGGCTATCCCAATCTACTTTAGAGCTGAAAGAGTTCATGGAAGCTGAACGCATTTTTACACAGTTAAATGTAATGCATTCGTCCTCATGATCCCAAGTCTCCAAAGCATAGGCGGCATCTGCCGCATCAAGAATACCTTTAGCGAATCGTGCTTCACCAGTTGCGTCTGTTTGGTAGGGAGATATTACAGTACAGTCATACTCTTGTGCCATTGACTTCAATGCTTTACTTACTTCAATCTGTTCAGTCCAGTCGTACTGACCTCCACGAGAAGGTAGACTCGACCGCTTTACCTGATTAATATAGTCAACAATAATAACACCAACATTCAGAGGTTTGACTTTTTTGTCAAGCTCGGCACGAATCTTGGAGAGAGTGAGAGAAGCATCGTACACTACGTCCAACTGCTGAGTCGGGAGAAGCTCGCAGGTGTTCTTTAGTGATGTATGCAACTTCTCAAAGTTACGGTGTTGTCTATACTCCTTCAAGCGGTCTTGTCCATCAACATAACGACCTGCCCACCACGTAGCTACTTTCTCCCACTCGGCTACGCTCAGATTCTGAGTACGGAGGCGAGAAAAAGGAACTTCTGTAGCGATAGCACAGCATCGTTGAAGGATCGACCGACTATCCATCTCAATAGTGAAATACATAGCCGATCTACCTGAAGCGTAAACACTGGTTGCAATGTTTGCACAAATGACAGATTTACCAGCACCCCGTTTACCGCCGAACATAACAAGATCTCTAGGAGAAAACTTGATGTCGTGGTCGTACTCTTCATTGAGTCCGAGGGCCATATACCTGGCTAAATCTTCTTCTGGCTCAAACAAGTCAATACGTTGCATACTTTCTTGCGGGTCTTCGAGATCAACCTTATCTTCAACGTCTAGGACGATCTGATGTAGGTGGTTTACTGATTCCTGAGCATTTTCAAATGCTACAGAATGTTCAATATAATCTTCAAGTGAGTCCAGAATCTCTTTTTGAGTATATTCGTTCTTCAAATACTCGAGAAGCATCTGAGGGTCTGCATCGACCTCAACTGCTTCTACTGCGTAGAGTTTCTCTCGAGTAGCTGAATCACGAATCTCAAACTTTAGATCTTCAATCGTAGGCATTCTATGGAACTCTTCACAATGCTTATCAATAATCTTATACAGACTATGATACTCAGTTGCAAAGTATTGCTTATGCGCTACACTCCAGGTCTGAAAGTCCTGTAGCGTAAGCACTTGCTTAATAAGCGCACTAGCGATGTTCAATTGAAAGTCTCCCGATTTCAAATCTAAAATGTAGGGCAGACCCCGAAGAGACTGCCCTTAGTGTGTACTAAGAAGGATTAAGCTGAAGCTTTTTCTTTCTTAGAAGCGCCATCATAGTCAGCGGCTGAAAGGCCACGACGAGTGAGCATAGTCTTAACGCCACGGGCGGTCTTACCAATTTGCTCTGCGATAGCTTCGACAGTCTGGCTACCGATGTCAGCGATGTCAGCCAAAGGATCTTCCTTAGAGGAGCCCTTAGTAACTTCTTGCTTAGGGATAGCATCAATGTCGCCTGAACGAAGCAAGCTAAGAGCTTTACCGCGTACAGAGTTTACTGAACGATCAAGAGCGTCAGCGATAGCTTCTACGAAAGCGCCATCGTTAACCATCTTAACGAAAGTAGCTTCTTCAGCTTCAGAGTACGTGCGTACAGCTTCAACTTTAGGAGCAGGCTTAACGTGTCCAGTTAATTCCATAGACAAAATCTTGCCTTGGATTGACTTGGCTGAGAATGCGCCATCTTCAAAGTGAGAAGCGATTTCAGCATAAGTATAAGTGCCGCTGTTGTCAGAAACAAAAGCTGCAAGGGTAGCTTCTTGAGCATCGGTAAATGCGCGTGAAGCACTGGCAGAAGCCAGCTCTACGTCATAGCCCATCTTGCGCAATTTGCTAGAGATAGAACGAGTAGAGGTTTCAAGCTGATCTGCTGCTTCTGCAACAGTTGCTTGGGATACAGGTGATTCATCACCTACAAAATCAGTTAGAGCGGAAGTACGCTCGTCAGTCCACTTGGGTAGTGCCATGATATTATTCTCCAATAAAATCTAAAAGGTTAGTTATGATTTGAACGCCAGCATCTCTGGCTTTCTTAGTTTTAGCAGATTCAATTCCGCTTTCGTTTACTAGGATGGTGACATCCTTAGTCAAGCTCGTCTTGACCGCATAACCAAGCTCTTGTAGTTTGTTATGAGCCTCGGCTTTCGTTTTGTAACTGGTAAGTTTACCACTAATACAAACCGTGCCGTGGGTTATGTTTGTTGTTTGAGTTTTTTCAAACTTAAAGCTAAAAGGTAGTAATGATACTTGGTAATACTCATTCTCAAGCCATTCACACAAATTAGCCGTAGACTTCTCACCAAGCCCAGCTTGTCGGCACATATCGTAGTCTATATCTTCGATGTCTTCGCAGA